AATTTAAAATATCTTTCATTACATTAACAATTAATATAACAGGTTCTGTTAGCGCATCAACTGTGTCACCGTCTAAGTCTAGTGCAAAATCATGAATCATTTGATACGTATTGCTTAAAGACATAAAAGCTTTTCTAGCTGATGCAGATGCAGCGGCATTTTTACCTAATCCTTTTAAAAATGCTTCGAATGGACTATTAAAGTTCATAACTTTTTGAAGCATTTTCATTGAAGAAGATAATTCTTTAATTGCCTTAAGTTGTTGTGCTTCTGGGGTTTGATCTTGCATAGCTTGAACAGCTTCACTATGTGTTAAACCTTTATCTCTTAAAGTCATCAAAGCTTTAAGACCTTCTTGCGACATTCCAGTTTGATCTGCAAGAATTTGTTTTTCAAACCTGTTTAATTCATCAAACGTTCTTCCTGTTGCAATCATGCCGTCTCTAAACATATTAATAATATCTTCTGGATTGTTTGCTTGAATTATATCCATCGCGTCTAAATTCATACCAAACGTTTGAGATAACATCGCAACAGAATTAGCAGCATCTTCAAAAGTATTAAATTTTTTAAATACAGCAGAAGCATCTTCAACTGATATTTTCATTTGAGTTAATCGTGAAGTTGTCTTTAATAGTTCTTCGTCTGAAAGATGCGAAAACAATGCAATATCAGTTCTAAGTTTATTAAAATTAAGCATAAGCCTTTTGCCATCAATGCCGTATTGCTTGCCAACAGCATCAGTCATAAGTGCTACCTCACCTATTCTTTTACTTACACTCATTAAGTTTATACCTGCATCTTGTGCGTAGTAAGCTTCTTGTTCTGCAGTTAAACCCATTATTCTTTTTATTCTTGTATAATGAAACAAAGCTTCTTTGTTTCTTGTTATTGTTTGACCAAAATACTCAGAATAATGTCCCATATTCTTAATGCTTTCAGTTGTCTCTTTAGTCATATTTGCAATACCACTTGCTCCTTCACCAAAGAGTTTTACTGCATCTGAATTATAATTTTCAAATGTTTTAAGCATTCCTATACCAATATTTGCAACATTTTGAATACCTTGTCCGATAGAAGAAAGCGAATCAAAAAATTCTTTTGAGTCTTGCGCTGCCTGTCCAATTGTTACAACTATGTCTTCTCTTAAAGCATTTCCTAATTGAGCAACTCGATCAAGAACCATAAACGGTAGCGTCATAGCTGACTTAAAAAAGTTTGATATTAAACCAACAATACTACCTAAAACTTTAAGAAATCCAAATGCGCCTGCTGTTACACTTTTAAGAGCATTTGCAAACTTATTTGCTGCATTTGCAGCTTCTTCAGACTTTTGAACAAATTCATTATGTGAGTCTGTAATTGAGCTTAAAGTATTATTTAATTTTGATAAACTATTTAAATTTTCTTTATTTGCCTTATGAAGTTTATCTAATCCTGACTTATTTGCTTTAAAAGCAGTGTCAAAAGATTTTGCGTTTTCTGTTGCTGCTTTATTAGCATCTTTAGCTGCGTCTGTTAATTCTTTAGAAGCTTTTGATGTTGATTCATATTTTTCTGTAACTTTTTCCATGTCTTTAGAATAGTTATCAAAATAGTTTAAAACCTTATTGTTATCAAGAGATTTTTCAATTTGAGCAGAAAACTGAGTAATATTTTTAGATATACTTTGTGATGAGTTTGTTATCTTGTTATATGTTTCTGAAGACTTTCTAAAAGATTCAGCAACTTGACTTGCATAAGTTGCTTGATCTCTTGCAGAAGATGCATATGTGTTCATTTTGTTATTTATTTGATTGAGCATTTCGTTTAAGCTTTTTGCTAAAGCTGCTTGATCCATCATGTCATCACTCATTATACAAACTCTACTTTGCTGTTTTCAATTTTTTCATTGTAAACTTCAATAACTTGAAGTGCTTTATCAACTAACTTTTTTATAGAAGCTTTCTTTTTCTTTTCTTTTTTAATCTCATTTATAGTAGTAATTGCTTTTGATACCTGTGCATATGTTGATCCAATATTAGCAAAAACGCTAACCAAGCTAGCCTTATCATCACCTGAAAGATTTATTAATTCATCCATCGTATGAGGTACAATAACTTTACCATCTTCAGTAAATAACTTTAATCCATCATTTGCAAGTATTGACGATAAACCGCCATCTTGAACTTTGTCTGTTCTTTTATCTAGATTGGTCTGCAAATTTTCTAAATAAGTTTTGCTAGTTATACTTGGTGAATTATTATAATTATCTTTAATTGCATTTAATGCTCTTATATAGTTTTTATTAGCTGCATCTTCACTAAACATTCCAAGAGTTCCAATACCTCTTGCATAACCCATTTGTTCTTCAACATAATTTTTTGGTATATATTTAGCTTTAAAAGATTTATTTATTGTTGCGTAAAGATTGTTTATAACCTTCGAACTTGATAAACCTTTGTATATATCTCTCTTGTTTTTATTATCATATGTTTTTTCATCTATTCCTTCTACAGTATTTTTTAAGTCTCCTGGAGGAATAATTTCGCTTAGTATTTTATGTTTTCTCATAGCATCTGTCATTAATATTGCCATGTGATATTTTTTCTCATCTTGATCGAGCATATAATTCGTAGCTTTGATTTTGTTAAAATTATCTTCTGTTTCTGTAAATTGATCATAATAAGGATTACCTTTTTTAAACAAATCGTCACCTAAATCTTTTTTAAGCGAACTTTTTATTTGATCAAACTTTTCTTGTGCAGCTTTTTCGCCTAAAATAAATTCTGCACCTATGCCGCTACCAAAAAGACCACTTGCTGCACTACTTTTTGATTGTTTTTTAGCTGTTGTAATTGCTAATGTTACATTTGATACATTACCTTTATCAAATGTCTTTATTGTTGCAGCGTCTCTAAGATTTTGCATTTTATTTCCTAAAAGAGCTTCTAATGGCTCTCTTTTCCACCAAGGTAAGCTTTCTATTCCTACAACTAACATACTAGCAAAAGCACCAATCATAGAATATGCAAGACTTGTAAACATTGAAGCTAGCTCTTTTACTACGAAGCTTCCTGCTGCAAATATTCTATGTGACTCCCATGTAAATCCTGTCCATGCTGAAGATAATTCTTTTACTAAATCTTCATGTTCTTTTTTTGATATTCCAAGCCAGTCTAAAATAGAAAAGTCTTTATTGATATCAAAACCAAGTTGTCGTAAAGACTTCATTAAAGGACTGTTAGGATTATCTGTAGAATCAAGTGTAGAGGTCAGCAAATTAAAAAATACTGATACAGTAATTGCAGCACCTTTTATTATACTTCCCATAATTTTTCCACCAAGATAAAATATATCAGAAAATAATCCGCCGCCTTGCCTAAACAAATTTTTCATATCTTCTGAAGTTCTTTTAACTTGACCTGCAATTCCTGAATTATCTTTATACTCGTTCGAAGCTATAATGTCACCAAATATATTAAATGTGTTTGTTTGTAAATCATCAATGATATTGTTCATTGCATCTTTACCTTTTTTTGATTTAACTTCGCTAGCGATTTCTCTTATATGTTTTAAAGCTACATCTAAGGATAGATTTTTATTATTTTTTGTATCTAATAGGTTTCTTTCTTTAAGTAGTTTATTTGTTTCTTTGTTTGTAGTCATTATTTTTAGCGCTAATTTAGTTTTTTCTCTAAGTTTAGCTCTTTTAACATAATCAGAGTCAAGTTGTGCTGTTTCTGTTGTTTTTAAAACATTTAAAATATTGTCAACTTTTTTTCTATTTTCACTCTTAAACTTTTGTGGTGATACAAATCCAATTACACTAGAAACAATTTTTGTTGCTTGAAAAATTGAATCTTTGAATTGTTGACTTTTAAATATAGTATCAACTTTTTGTACAATCATAATAATAGGCTTAGTAATTGCTAATATTGCAGATTTATCTAAGTTTAAACCAAACAAGTATATTGACTCATACATAGAGCTTAAGCTTTTTGCTACTTTTACTACTTTTTTACTTGACGCACTGTTTTTCATTAAACCTTTTAAAAATGCTTCAAAAGGAGATTTAAAAGTCATAACTTTTTGAATTTGTTTTATAGAAGATGTTAAGCTTTTAATTGCTTTTATTTGTTTTTTTGTAGGATTATCATTTGCAATTTTTTGTTTTGCTTCAGAATAAGTAAGACCCATGTTTTGATATGTCATTAAAGACTTGAGCATTGCGTCTGACATGCCTGTTGTTGTTTGCATTAATTGTTTTTCATGTCTATTTAGATCTTGATAATCTCTTCCTGTTGCAAACATAGCGTCTCTAAATTTTTCTACAATTTCGCCAGGATCTCTTGCAGTTAGCAAGTCTAAAGAATCAATACTCATTCCAAAAGATTGATATAACATTGCTGAAGTTTTTGCTGCTTCATCAAAAGAAGTAAACTTATTAAATATATTAACAAGATCTTCAGCACCTACGTTTAATTGACGCATTCTTGCAACTGTGTTTGCTAAATTTTGATCTGATAAATGTCCAAAGTCTTTTATGTTTGTTCTCAATTTATGAAAACCTTGTAACACTTGCTTTGTATCTACATCAAACATATTAGCTGCCTGTTCTGTTGCGGCTCTTACATTATCTAAAGTTGTAGCTATATTACCAACTCTAACACTTGTATCTAAAGCGTAATAAGAAAGATCTTTGCTGTTAATTCCAAGCGTTCTCATTGCAACTAATAGATATTCTGCACTTTTTGATCCATTTGTAACTTGTGGACCAATAGTTTCAGCAACAGTTCCCATATCATCAATTGCTTTAGATATTTCTGATAGGAATGCAGCAGCACCAGCAGCACCTTCACCAAACATTTTGACCATTAAAGATCTAGGATTTTCAAATGTTTTAAGCGAACCTACAGCAATATTATGCATTTTTGCAATACCTTTGCCGATCATAGAATTCGCATCAGAATATTCTCTTGTCGCCTGGTGTGCATTACCAATTGTTTCTATAATGTCTTGTCTAAAAGCATTTCCTATCTCTACAGCTTTAGCAGCAACCATAAAAGGCAATGATATAGACATCTTAAAAAAATTAGATACTAACCCAATAACAGAGCCTATAACTTTAAATAATCCCATTACAATCATTTTAGGTATGTCAATAACTAATGACCAGCCTCCAGAGCTAATTGCTCTTTTAACAATGTCTAAATTCATAAAGCCATCAGATATCTCTTTTGATTTTTTTCCAACATAACCAAATATGGCGTCTGTTACTAACCATAACTTTGAATTATAAGAATATTGTTTAGTTGATTTGTCTCTTTGTTTAGCCATTTCTGTCTGGCTTTTATTAAGATCTGTACGTTTATTTGTATCATCAGCAAGCTGTTGTGAAACCGATTTAGCACCTTCTGCGTTTTCTTTTGCCTTCTTTGAAGACTTTTCTAAGTCTTTTTCGAGTCTTGCTTGTTCTGGTATAATATTATTGCCAAAAGCTTTTTGCATTTTATTGGCTGCATCAGCAAAGCTATTTGACATGTTTTCGTATCTATTGCTAAATCTAATTAAAGATTCGTTAAGACTTTGAGAGATTCTTAATTGCTGCTGAAAACCTTGATCAATTGTATCAGCATTGTCAATAATAGAGTCTAAAGATTTAATTAGCTGTTGCGAATATTGAACTTGTAACTCTAAAGACTCAGCCATTTTAGAGTCTCCAGACTATACCTGTTAAATTTTGAAATTTATTGGCAATATGTTTTTTTTGTTTAGCTAAAATACAAGCTAGATCATAATCTTTTTGTTCATCTAGAACCATCTTGAGCTTTTTTGAAACTTCCAATAATTCATACAAACAATCTATTTGTGCGTCTGAAGCATTTATTGATACGTTAACTTCTTCATTCATTATATATTTGGCTGCTATGTAATGCAACAATTTTTCTTTTTTGTGATTCATAATATTACCTAATAGTTTGTTGTATATTATATATATTCATCAGCCAAAAGACTTCCTAAAAGATCTTCCACCACTTGTATTTCTTTGTGATGTTGAATAGGCTTGAGATTGCTGCTGTTTTGCTTCTTCGAACTCCTTTTTTAATCTACCTATAAACCAAAATCTTTGCCAAACAGGACAACTATAAGCATCTTTATAGGTAAATCCAAGATGGTATACTAAAGCAAATATTTGTTCTAAATATAGATCTTTATCATTCGGTGTCAGGCCAAAAAAATGCGGCACCCATAGGAAGACCTACCTCACTTTGCTCATGACAATGTGTACAATTCATCCATGACTTCATGATAATTCCCGGCTCGTGCTTGTCTAAGAACCTTCGTAAAGCTAAAGAATCTCTAGCAGGTAGACTTTTAACAAAAAAGTTTAGCTTGTTTTTATCTGTAATACCATCAACTGAAACTACTGATCTAGATAACCTGTCTGTAATAGCAGATTCAATCTTCATGCCACTCTTTTTTCTTCTTTCAGAAGTAATCATCATATCACGTTCATCAGAACCTGTTAAAAATTTAACTCTTACATTCTTTTTTGTTACTGGAAGCTTAACTTCAAATAAATTTTGACCTCTTTCAACAGGCTCAACTTCTAATCTTTTAATTTCTAGTTGCGATAAATCAAATGATTGCTTGCTCTTAATTCCACATTCTGGACAATCAACTTCAACATCATAATCTGCACCGTATCCAGTAATTCTTAAAGAAACAAGCAAAGCATTTCTATCACCTGAAATTAATGTGTCTGGTTTAATTCTTTTATCAATAATACATGATTCTAAAAGCTTTGTTAAAACAGTTCCACTTTTAATATATGCGCGACTTGTAAGAATGTCTTCTTCTTTTGCTGTCATTGGCTTAATGTCTACTGTATCTTGACCATGCAATATACCATCGTCCGGATAAATAATACCTCTAGAAGGTAATGGCACACTTTCAGCTGGAATTTCAAATCCAAAATCGTCTTTCATTACATTTGAAACTTGGATAGGACCATCTCTTCTAATTTGGTCAGGATTAATCGGTGTATCTAAATCATTCATTCTTATCTATTCTCCTTAGATTTGCGGCGCTTGTATTCTATTTAGATTAGAAGTTTCTATTAAACTATATTCGTATAATATATCATCTATTCTTAGATTATTAATTTTTATATTATTGTTAAATTCTAAATTAATAGTTCCTCTAAAAATATTACGTTCAGCATCTAGTATAATTCTATCATCTAATCTATTAGGTATTATAACATTATAACCTACAATTACTCCATTGTTAACTAAATTATCTAATATATTATTTATCATTAATTTTATATTTAGATATAAATTAGACTGACTACTATTTTGATTAAAAAACAAAGGTCCTCCTCTAAATAAAGATCCAGGCACGCTTTGCGTCAAAAGAGCTAACTTAACTTCTTTTTTAACTTTTAGTAAATTATTTACTATACTAAACAAACTAAAACTTGAAAGTCTTTGCTCATATGATGTAACTTGTGAATCTAAATTAATAATTTTATTTGAACTATAATATAAAGGATTTAATAAATTGCTTCTAAATAGTTTTTTATTACTTTCCCAGTTTACATCTGAATTATTCAATCCCGGTTGAAGTATTTTTAAACTACTATAGTTATTAATTGTTTCACTTACAGTTAGAGGTTGTGTAATATTTCCTAAATCTTGAGCAATTTTTTTAATTACAAAAATTGAAGGATCTAATAATTTAATATTATCATCAGCATCTGATGCCTTTAAAGACCCAAATGTATAAAAAGCATATTTACTATTTAATCCTAAACTTTGTAAATAACTAATTGTATTGCTAAATATAATATTGTTATTATCTTTACTTTCTGTAGGAAATATATTAATGTCAGTAAATTCCTCTGCGTCTTTGATGTAATCAGATAATTTATTTTTAACTAAAGTTACAGAAAAATTACTTTTTAACTTATTTGTTATATTGTCATTAGTTTCTTCAATTAATAATCCATCTGTAATAGTATCAGAATAACTAAATACATCGCTAATAAACAAAAAATCTTTTTCATCTTCAGCGTAGTCTATTATTTCTCTAGTTAATACTTTATTACTCACACCAGGTAATAACAAATAATCTAGGTTTAATTCTCTATTTTTAACAACATCTATTGCAGTCAAATATGCTTTAATTGTTGGATTATCTCTAAGACTAATATTGCTATCTTCTAAATGCTCTTCTCTTATAAGCGCCGTATTTGTAAAAAACTTCTTGTCTGTATCTCTTATGTCAACGCCATCAAACCCACCATAAGTAAAGAAGTCAAACGAAAGTTTATCTTGAAGTTTTGCTACTAGCGTTTTATCATCTTCAACCCATAGACTATTGTCATCTAAGTTTAAATACGTATTACCTTCTGCAGCTTTTCTTGTATATTTTAAATTATCAAAAGTGCCGTTATGATATATCTTTTCTAAATGAAAAAATGAGTTTAAATAGCTGTCATCTTCGACCCATATGTTTTTAGATTCTGTGTTTAAGTCATGCAAAAAATATTTTGTATAATAGTAAAAAGGCGATATATACTCATCCAAGTAATCTTTAAAAACTTCTACATTATTGCTGTCACTAAGCTTTTTGTAAGAATTAAATAAAACTCCCCAAGAATTTTGTATAGATGCACTAATATCAGACATTATATTATCATTTAATTCAGCATTAGTGTAATGAATTGGCATTTGGTATACATTGTTAAAGTCTAAGTTTAGATCATTATAATCTAAAAAGCAGTTTGGATTAATTCTAATATGCGGGTATGCTCTAAAACCTGAAGGTATTAAGTCACATCTTATTTTTTTATTTTCAACGTCTTGATCTACTTCAACTCTTAGATATAAATTTCGTGTTTCATATTTAAGCTCTGTTACAGTTTTATTACTTTCAATATGATAATAAGTGTTTTCATCTCCAAACAAACGTGCAATATAATTTGGGCTGTCTGGATTAAGATTTACTTCTTGCTTATGATCAACTTGTGTAAAAGTATTATCTCTTGGATCATACTCAAAAATGTATATTTCAAAAGTAGCATAAGTGTTCTCATCAATGTTGCCTCTTGTTAAAGGATTTATTTTAATTCTAAATCTATTACCAACTTCTCCGTCGTCTAATGCATGAAACTTAAATAAATTAACAACTTTTGTTTGTATATTTTCTCTAGTATTTAACAATCCATTTCTATCAATAGGCTGACTGGTTACCCAAGGTGTTTTTGCTGTCTGGTATTTGTTTTCAAAAGAGTTATAATCAGGAAGATTGCTATTGTTTAAAGTGCTAAAGTTTCGTGTGGTAATAATCTTTATATCGTTATCTGACCTCAAGAAACCAGACGACGTAAACTCTGCGTATTTAATATGACCTTTTTCTAAGAAGAAATCGCTATACCTATTAGATGATTGCAAAACAGTTAAATCATTATTAATAACAAACTCATTTGAAACATTTAAAAGTCGAGTATTTTCAGTGCCTGTAACAAATCCAGAATTTAATCCTAATAACAATATTTTAGGATTTATTGTCGATGATGATCTTACTTGATTATTATATGAAGCTGCTTCAATCGAGTCATTAGTTGTTAAAGGTGTGCCTTCGTTAACAAGTAATGAAGGTAATACGCCTTGTGCAGATATTATTGTGCTAGTTATAAAATAGTTATTATTAGCAGTATTAAGCCCTAAGTCTTCTAAATAACCTGATTGATTATTAATAAACTTTTGTAAAATAAAACTAACGTTTCCTGAAACTGTTATAGGTGTTTCAACAAATGGATTATTTGATTTTGTTAAATTATCTTCAGAATTTTGAGAAACAATTCCTTCAGCATTAAATCCTGCGCCAGTGTAATTTCCTTCTATTGACTTTTTTCCGCTGCCTATTCCAAGAAGTCTAATAAATGTTGATTGATCTCCGCCGTTGTCAAGCCATGTTTTTATTGCATCATAGCTTTGACTTTCTGTGTAACAAGATAGTGAATCTTTAATATGTCTATGTCTATTACTTCTTGCGTTACCTAGTTTATTGTCTAAACTATTAGCAACTTTAAAAGTTGTTCCAGCTACATCTAAAGTTTCAGTATTAGTTATATTTGTTGGAACAAAAGCTTTTCCCTTGTGTGAAGGGCCTAAAACGCATAATGTTCTTCCTTCTAGCGTTTGAAAAAGATTTATTGCACTGTCATTTATTGAAGAGCCTAATCTTACTGCTACTTCGCTGTTAAATAAGTTATTTGACATACTTAGCCTTTATGAATAAATTCTAATTATATATATCAAATACAATAAAACTCGCGCAGTTGTAGAACAACAAGAATTACGCGAGTTTTAAAATTTTTAGCTTTTGTTAATTAGTATTGAAGAACGCAGTTGTCGTAGCGTAATGTTAATGAAATTTCTTGAGGCTCATCACCGTCATAAGAAAGATCACCAAAACCAGCTTGCGTCAAGAAAGCGCCTTTAATATCCCAAAGCTCAACTACAGTACCTACAGGGTCAAGTAATTTAAGTTGGCAATCACGCTTATAAAAATCAGCGTAACCAGCACGACCACTTACTGACTCAAAGTGTGTACGTACCCATTCCATAACCTGTTGTGCGCCTGATGGTGCAATTGGATCATGCAATGTTACTGACATAGTGTCAAATGTAGTTTTACCTGCTAAATATCTTGTACTATTAATAAAAGGGATTGCTGTTTCATTAGTAGTATATGATGGTCTAGCAGCTGTTTTAATTAAAAATGCATCAATACCTTCGATAGCAAAAATCCAGCGATTTTTTCTTTTCGGTTCAAATTTATTTGGTATCATTTCTGCGACTGATAGTGTCTCTGCCATGTTGTTCTACTCCTAGTTCTTATTTATATATATCTAATTTGTTTTAATCTTGAATCGTATTTGTCACAACAAAGTCAAGAGAAATAAATTCTACGGACTTTGTAGGTTGCAAATAAATCTTGCCACGAATTGTATTGTTCTCAATATCGTTTTGTGTCGTTGTTGTTGTATCAATCTGTACTTTATAACGTGTAACACCACGACGTTGTTGAACATCTGCCATAATAGGTTCTACTAGATTATTAAATCTAACCAATGTAGATTCTCTATTAGGCTCAAACAATAACGATTCAGCAATTTTTCTAACTCTTCTACGAATGTTAATCAAAAGACGTCTTACGTTAATTCTGTCAAGAGCTGATTGGTCTTGCAATAAAGTTTTTTGTCCAAACGCATAAACCTCACCAGGACGTCCTGCAGGAACATAAATTGGATTAATATCTGCATCATACAACTCGTCAAGAAGATCACGATTCATCTGCAAGTTTGAGTCAATAGCGCTTAGTCTACCTCTATTTAAACCAGCAGGAGCAAACCAAGGATCAGCAATTGCATCATTACGACTCATTACTCCCATCATTCCAACTGAAGGAGGCACAACAATTGGTGCACGATCTGATGGTCTTCTCATCAAAACATCTGGGAAATATGCAGCTGCAAAAGATGTATTTAATGCTCTATTCTCAAAATTCTTTATCGTCTGACGAACACTTGGCTTTCTAAGTTCATCTTCAA